TTCCAAAAAGCATTAATTACCTCTTTGAATATTTCATTATCAATAGTAAATGATATATCGTGTTTTACCTGAATCAATATACGATGTTCACCACTTGCTGATTTTGCCGTAACCATAAAATCATCAGTTTCATAGCCTCTGTTAGTTACTTGTAGTGCAACCTCCGATAATTCACCAGAATCAAGACATGGAGCATTACCATGAATGATAAGAGTTGTAAGAAACGCCGTTTGAACGAGTTGTTCAAAGTTTGTCCCACCTCCTCCTTTTTGAAATACGCTTCCCTTTTGTGACATATTAATTTATTCCTTTAGTATCCTCCCCATTTTAGACAACAGGTTGGTGTTTATTTTACTGTTACAAACCTACTTTTTTTCCTTTCTATAACATAGTTATTTGCTGTTGCTATGTAGTTGCTACTACCCATATTATATGCTACCAATTATTTTTAATACTTTGGCAGGGTAGTTTAAAGTTGTAGAACTTTATATTCCTCCCAATACCTTATGAAAAAGTCAAGAAAATAAACTCGTCAGGGCGAGAAGAATTATTGACCACCCAGTAAGGCAAAAATAGTTTGCTCCCCTAAAAATATGATTTCGGACTAGATGGCTAGATTACAAGGTTCTGCGATTAGATGCAGGTCGTATAGAACACTCACTATTTCAGTTGCAAAAGTAACACTTTGTGTGGAAAAGTGAGCGTTCTTTCGTGTTTTTCTTCTTTGGCGATGAAAGAAAAAGCGATTACAGCCGTTGTGAGCGGTTGTGGTGAATGAGTTGTTGCCACTTCTGCTCACACCAGTCGGGGACGGACAGACCATTGATGGTAAGGGTTGGTTTACGCTTCTCATTAGTTGTGATACGGAGTTCGGCATTCTCCTCGGTGAAAGTACGCTTGTACATTCCCGAATACACATCAGCCGTATTACGTACCGCTACCTGCTTTTGGTGCATTCTGACAAAGGTGTCGTCATCAACGCCCATCTTGCGGAGCAACAGACGGATATTGAGCAAGAGGTAGAAACTGTGGAAGAAATGCCGAATGAAACTTCGCTCCTCCTCATACACCTTGATTTCCTTCTGCTGTCCGGCTATGGTCTTGTCTTTGGCTGCAACGGTATCCTGCAGGAGAATAACCTCCTTGCGGATTTCGACTTTCTCCTTTTCTGAAAGGAACTTCTGTCGCTCCATCTCCCTCTCCAACTCTCCGATACGCTTCTCTGCCTTATCAAGTTCCGTGTTGCCAAAGAGCGAATAGAGCGTACCCTTTACCCGAAGTTTACCTGCCTGCTTCTCCAAATCTCTTACCTTTTCGATAAGGTCGGCTTCTTCGGCTTGTTTCTGTTCCGTCTCCTTGAGTATCTCCTTGTAATACTCCATATTAGAGCGGTGCTTGGCTTCCGAGCCATATATACCTCTCTCCAACCCGAAAGGTTTCATCTGTTCTGCGTATGTGGTTTGGTACTCCTCCAATTTCTTCGGGGTAAGCACATCATCGGCACAAAGCCGTACCTTGTCTTTCTTTGTCTTGTACTTGCGTTTTCCGTTTTCGGCTTCGGTCTTGGCTTTCCGTCTTTCTCCTTGCACGATGGGTACTATCGTTGCATGGATATGCGGTGTTTCCTCATCAGCATGGAGCGTAACTGCCACTACATTTTCCTTACCAAAGGTGGAGTAAAGCCATTGCATCGTACTGTCGCACCACTCTCCCAACCTACAACAACAATCAGAAGTTCAGAGAATGACGGAGAATGACCTACTTTGGGACAAAGAGAAAATTCATCAGCGTCACTTAAAGATAGTCAACTTTTTGATACAAGCACTTTAAAAATAATAGCATGAGTAATAAATTAGAAAAGGCTATAGAGTGGTGTGTCTCTCAAAGTAGATGGCTTCAAGTTCCTGTATATCTTGGTATGTGCGTCGTGATGGGAATGTATTCTTACGTTTTTTGTAAAGAAGTCATACATAGCCCGATAAACATAGAGACTTTCACAGAAGAAACGATGCTTATGCTGGCCATAGGTATTGTGGATGTTTCAATGGTTTTGAATTTAATCATTGTATGCGTAATTGGAGGATACTGGTCGTTTGTCAGCAGACTGGAGATTATTGAGAAAGACAAGGATAGTAATCAGTTCGGTTATCTTGGTAAGATAAATCCAAATGCATTAAAGCACAAATTGATGATTTCGCTAATCAGTATTTCTGCCGTTCATTTATTGGAAACGTTTGTAGCTGAGAATATTGACACACAACATACGATAATGCAAATTAGCATTCATATCGTATTCATTTTATCCGCTTTGGGCATTACATATATGGATAAAATCGGGCATACACAACATTAAATGCAGGATAGAGAATAAAAGTTCGAGTGAAGGAGAATTGCTATATTACATTTCCTTCACTCGTTTTTTATCTCACATTTTCTCCATCAGCCTATCCATATCCCTTGAAATCTTTTGGTCAGTGATTTGGGCATAGATTTGTGTGCTGGCAATAGAGGAATGCCCCATCATCTTGGCGATACCCTCTATCGGAATACCTGCCTCCAATGTCAGCGTGCCGAATGTATGGCGTGCTACATGAAAGGAAAGGTTTTGGCGAATGCCACAAGCCAGACCAATAGCCTTGAGGTGCATACCTATCTGCATTCTGCTCTGCGAGGTTGCAAAGATTGGGTTATCCTCCGTCTTGTCTTTCAGTGGGTAGAGCGAGAGTATCTGCTCGGCTATCGGGTGCAGTGGCGTGATGCTCTCTACACCTGTCTTTTTTCTGTCCTGACGGATATAGCGTATTCCGGCATTGTTCGTCTGAATATCACAGTACCGCAACTTGCTAACATCAGCAAAAGCCAGACCTGTAAATACCGAGAAGAGAAACAGCCTCCGCACAAATTCCGCCTGTTCATTTTGCAAGGGCATAGCCAATAAACGGGCTATATCCGTCTTACTCAAACAGCGGATTTTTCGCTCCACTCGCTCATACTTGGCTTCCACAAAAGGGTTATAACGAATGGTTTACTGACTCACAGCCCTATACATCAAACGACTTAACCAAAAGAGATTTTGTTTTATTGAGGACAAGGCATAGCCTTTTCTTTTGAAGTGGATACGATAATCATCGAAAAACTCCATAGTAAGAGTTGTCAGAGGAATATCCACTACGCCTTTACTTTCCACAAAACTTCCCAACCGCCTGTGATAGCTACGGCAGCTTTGGTAAGTACCTGAAGCCCTTGTGGATTGAACGATTGACAGTTCCTCTCAGCTAAGAGCAAGCAATGTGGTAGGATTTGAGCCGACACTTTGCAAGTGGTTTTTAAGCAACTCGGCACTCACCGCACCGAATTGCAGGAGCAACGTATTATACCCCTACTCAATCTTCTCGCGAAACGAATGCAAGCGTTGGTTCTGCTGCTTGTTGTTGGTCTCTTGTCGCTTTACGCTCCAATCGCCGGGCGATGTATTTTCTCCTGTGGACATCACGACTTTTGAGCCGTCTATCGTAATGCGGCAAAGGATTGCTGTTGTACCATCCGCTTTCAGTTTATTGCGATTGATGTAGAATAAAATGTTGAATGTACTGCGCATAATCTCAAAGGCTAAGGGTTAAATCTTCTGTGAAAGAGAGAAAGCGACCAAATTCCTCAAATACTTTCTTCGGTGTTACATGGGCATAACGCTCAGCGGTCTCAATCTTACTATGACCAAGCATTTTACTCACCGTTTCAATCGGCACTCCATTCTCCAAGGTTATCAATGTTGCAAAGGTGTGCCGTCCTATATGTGCGGTCAAGGGAATGGCAATCCCTGCTCTCAGTTGTAGGGCTTTCAGGAGGAAACGGTAGGTTTCGTAACTGATAGTCGGCAAAAGCGTGTCCCGTTCATCCGAATGGTATGCATCAAACAGAGCAACAGCCTGGGGCAGAAGTTTTACCCGACAAAGGGTATTAGTCTTTTGTCTTCTGAATTTAAGCCACATAGCCCCTGCATCATCCTGCACAAGATGTTCCTTGTGCAGATTCTTCATATCGCAAAAGGCTGTGCCTGTGTAGCAGGTGAACAGGAAAAGGTTACGGGCGAGTGTCAGTTCTGTTTCATCCTCCTCTAATCTAACTTGCCTTATCCTGTCCAAAGAAGCTCTATCCAAGGCTCTCGGCAGTTTACTCTCTCCTCTGTCTATCTTGACAAGGTCAAAGAGAGGACGCTCTATAATGCCCTCGCGAAAAGCCAAACGGCATACTTTCTTGACCGCCAAAGCCATCTTGCGGTAATAACTCTGTGAATGACCGTGTTTTCCCACGCTGTATTGATGCAAGCCGTCCAAGAAATCCTCGGTTAGTTGCCCAAAGGTGATGTCGCCGGTATGGTATCGCTCTTGTATAAAGACTTGCAGATGCTTTCGGAGCATGTAATACATCGAGTGCCAGCGTTCCGTAATCTCCACTCCAACCAATTGCTTCTCGTCTTCTACCATTTGGTCATAGCGTTGCAAGAACATAGTGCGGTTCTGCATTGAACCCTGAAACTGTTCCTTGATGTCTTTTGCAGAGAACTCTATACCTCTATCGCAAAGCGTTTGGTACGCTCGTTGTACAGAGAGGAGTAGCTGTTCCAACTTCGCATTGGTTGCCACTGCTTCACGGCTCTTGCCATTCAATCGGCTCTCCCGCACATTCCATAACTTTGGATTGCACGAAAGTTTACTGCTGAATTGCGCCATTGTACGATTGTAGGTTATCCGTCCCATAATCGGAGCCTGCCCCGACTTGTCCAAACCGCTCTTTTTGAGGTAGATCAAAACCTTCATTTTTCCTTTTTGCATACGCTTCTGTTTTTGTGGGCAAAGTTACCCGTTTTTGAAGCGTTTTCGGTTATGCAAAATATTGTGAGTCAGTGCATAAACACCATAATATCAAAAATCGACACCACTGTACAAACTGCTTATCGTTACCTCATTTTATTCACACACATTTGGCTAACGATTTGGTAACGTATCTTCTGCACAAATCCACATTTTCTGCACTTTCACCATCAAAGCAGCACACGGCAATAATCCGTATTTCTCACACATTCTCAACCACTTACCATCAATCTACATAAATCAACCTTTTTCTTGCATTTGCCCGATAAAAAAAACCTAAAAAATGATAAAAAATATAAAGTTATATTAACGGTTATGGATGCACTTATCTCAAAACACATTGTTGCTAATATAGAATATTTAGAGTTTCTTGAAAGAATAGACACTATGACTGAAAAAGAAATTGATATGGTTGCAAAAGAATTAAGTGTAGACTTTTATGATTTCTCTATGTCTATTGAAGAAAAAAGAAAGGCTTGTAAATTATCTTTCCAAATACATTCTATAAAGGGAACAAATAAAGCTATTCAAGATGTTTTAAATATCTTTTATGAAAAAGCTAACATATTGGAATTTCCAGAATTTAATGGGGATAATGGAACATTCAAAATAGAAATTATGGGAACAACTAAAAATAACCTAGATATTATGATAGATAGGGTGGAAAAGACAAAAAAGAAATCACAACATTTAACAGGAATTACTTTTAAAAATAACTCTATATCTCCTTTATATATGACAACACATATGAGATATGGAACAAAAGTAATACTATATCCACAACCAAGTTACTTCTATCTTAATAATCTAAATTTGGTAAATAAAAATGGAAAATATACT